GTTAGAGAGTCGAGAAGATATGGCTAGACAGGAAGCCATAGACGCTGCCCGAGCTGATGCTTTAGCTGAAGTAGAAGCAGAAGCAGACAACGTTGTACCCATTACAAGAGAAACTGCAACTGAAACTATACCTGAACTTCCACTAGCTGCTTCCAAAAAAAGGACGCCTCAAACTTGGCAAACTCTAGAGACGCCTGAATTACGTTCTATTATGGAAGCGAACCGTGCTGAAGATAATCCAATATGGCAGGCACAATATAGAGAACTTGAGAATAGGGCGGCAGCGGAAGTTGCACCAACTGAAACTGTTACTGAACCAGTTGTGACAACTCCAGTACCAGCTAATCTAAAAGATATAACCCCTCAAGAAAGAGTTGATTTAGAAACAGCGGCAGAAGCAGATGCATTACAAACATCAGTAGATAATATATTGTCTACGTTTGACTCTGATGCTACAGCTACAGAAGCTATAGACGAAGGCAATATGGATGAGATTGTGCGCATGGAAGCACAAGATTCTAATTTCACCAGAGAAGAGTTATGGAAAGCACTCAATGAAAGAATAGATAAGGGTGCCGAACAAGGTATTGTATATTCTAAAAAATCCCGTAAAGATCAAACACCTGAAGAGAAAATAACAGGTGATGTCAATGATCGATCTGCTAAGGTTTTTCGTCCTGCTATCGCTGCATTGCAGATAGACCCAGTAGAGAGACAGGCTCGAGAAGAATTACATAAACGTTTGCAGAAACTATTTGGCGCACCGGCTAGGAAGCGTGGTGTGCAGGCGGGTAACTTACAGGTTTATCAGAAGTATGCACAGGAAATAGTAGATGGCAACCTCGATGTAGTGAGTGACTTCATTGCCAAGTTTGAACCTAAGTTAACTGGTAAGGCAGAGAAGGTAAGAAAGGCAGCAACGCGCCGAGCACAAAGAGCTAAGCGTCTAAATAAGACTGATGCAGAGGTTATGAAGTATCGACCCAAAGGTACTCGTCATCCTATGGAGCCTAAGATGTCGTATCCGTTTGCTCGTTCTGAAATAGATGCATTAGAAAAGGCTGGCGATATTACCGCTGAAGAAGCAGAGGCTCGTCGTCAAGGTGTTAATAGAATACGCCGCGTGTTCGCTGGTAAAGCAGGGCAAACTGTAAAGCGAATCCTCGCAGAGATGACATATGGTATTGGTAACTATACAGATATAGTGCCATGGTCTGAAGTTTATACAGAAGCTGAGATAGCTGAGAAGGGCGAGCGCGCAGAAGTTGGCGCAGCACAGGCAAGGATAGAGCGTTACGATCCTACCTCTCTGACAACAAAAGAAAAGATGGCGCTACTTAAGAAGCCTGAAACAGCTGAAGAGAAGGCATGGCTTGATGGTAACAACATGCGAGAACTTGGTAGTCGTAGAGAACGATTAGCTTTCTTACGTGCGCCTGCAGAGTTTAAGAGCCCATCAGAACTTGCTGAATTTAAGGCTTGGCAGAAAGACCAAAGAGGTTTTAAACAAGCGGAATATAAAGAGAAGCAAGCGGCAGAGCGAGCAGCGCAAGTAAAAGCGGCAGAAGAGGCTGGCAAAGTTACTCGTATACCCTCTAAGGAAGGTCCGTTCACTCCTGCTGACGCAAGACGTATGTGGACAGATAAATCTAACATCACAAATTATGATCCCACTTGGTTTGATAGACTTAAGGATGACAACCTTACAGAGGATGATACCACATTCACAGTAGCAGGTCAAGAGCGTACTGTACAGGGTGAGGTAGTTGATCTAGACTCTATGAGCGTAGATGATGATGTAGTATTCAGCAAGGTAAAGAACCCTTCCAATAGCGTTGCAAGAGCGGCTACGTTAGCTAAGCAAGGCCAAGGTATGTCCACGCCTGCTTGGTATAAGAATCAAGAAGCCGTTGCTTTTAAAGCTTATCCTTATGATGATATGCTTACGCACTCTTCTGGCAGTGTTATGAGTAATAAGTTAAACTACATCGTTACGAATAATGGTGAAATACATCAGGTAGATCAAAAAACTTTTGATAGGGCTATAAATCCAGCAGCAAAGAAAAAAGTCAGTCAGAAGTTAGTTAACTGGAAGAGTGTGGTTTCTTCAGTAACTGGTAAGGATACATTACGCGGAGCTACTTTAGAACAAAAAATAGAAGCAGTATATAAATGGGCAAAAAAATACAATACAAACCCACCCGATAGTATAAAACGGGGGTTATACGAAAGCATTTGGGGTGAGCCGACGCGCTTGGGTAGTGCAGTAGCAGAGATGAACGCTCATACGCGTGGAAGATACTGGAGTAGAGAGCATGCTTTAGAGATGGATGAAGTTGCTACACCTCAAAGAATAATAAAGCTATACGAGGAGACTTTATCCGATTTAGAGCGGACGCAATTTTTTAAGGTTTTCAGCGAAGAAAACTACACAATGATGCCGCAGTTTTTGAACAAATACAAACAAGGATTAAATAATATATCTTCGTGGGAAGAATTAGTAGAAGCACAAAGTGTTTTGGATGATTGGTACAAGGAAGTTGGTAAACAACTGGCAAATAATGATACTGGATTTTTAGAGGCTCATCAAAATGCATTAAAAGCATTTTTAGATATGCATGGAGATAAATTCCCTACACAGACGTTGCCAGATTTCAAACCTGTAGATTTTGGTAGTAGTGGTGCTGCAATAAATGAACTATATACAGGTGGAAATAGAGAGCAATATATAAGCGCTTTATTTGGACCCCCGCAAGAACGCGCAGATGTTTTGTTTAATGATGTTACTCTGGCTATGGAAGCTGTAGACGCCGTTAACAATACCTTACACTCAAAAAAGAAACGAGGTGGCAAGAAGGGATATACAGAACACTTTAACGACAGCTTTTGGTATAAACTGACTAGTTTCTTGTATGGTAAGCCTGTTCAAGCTATACGTGATGTAAACAAGAACACTCGCTTTGGCACGGCTAAGGGTACCATTACCGCTGCTGACCAAATTGCAGATCTTATACAGCGGCATCACTCGTCCGCGCAGCGCGCAGAGGGTTTAGAAGGTGGTACAGATCTCGTTCAAGATGTATCATTGAGAACAGGGGAATTCTATTCTGCACTGTCTAAGATCTTTGCAGCTGCTACTAACCGTAAGGGTGTTATCGAACCTGCAGAGAATGCACAACTCGTAGATTTTCTAGCCGGCAAAGATGTGAGTTTCTCTAATCCTGAGATTGAACAAGCCGCGACAGAGCTTAAGTCTCTGTTGGGTGATATCTATGCTTATGCACAACAAGAAACGAAAGGACTGAAAGAACCACTAGACTTGCGTGGTGCTGGTGATACTCTTATTCCTCGCGTATGGAATATCGAGTGGTTGGCTACCCGAGAGGGTAAGGCACAGTTTCTCAAAGAGATTTCAGATAAGTTTTCACCGCCAGGTAGCACAACGCCTATCTTCGCCGATGCTGATATTACGGTAGATGATCTGTATGACGTAGTTATAAACTCAGGTGGCTTTGTACAAGGTGAGTGGACGAACATCAAGGCTGATCAGACTAGAACTGAGAAGGATATAGAGAAGGATCTGAAGGTACAAGAATATCTTGATATGCTTAACACAAGTGATCTTATAGATCTCGGACTAGTACTAGATGATATGCAAGCTGTGGTACCACGATTCATTCAGAAAGCTGTAGAACGGGTAGAGTATGCTAAACGTTTTGGCAAGAATGATGAAATCCTTAGAGAGATGATAAAGCAAGGTTTGGATCAGATTAGAGCCCACAATAGAGAAGCATTGAAGCTTAAAAAGGACGAAGATCCAATACCCTATATAGACGAGAAGAAGTTTGAAAAGTCTGTATGGGATATGTCTCGTATATTACGTAACAAGTATGGGTACGACATGGCTAACATGCCCACCCGTATATGGTTACAGCGTTTAACTAATGCTGCGACTATAGCTAAGTTACCATTGGTTGCATTAGCATCTATGCCTGAGTTCTTTACTCCTATGCTCAAGGGTGATGTATCTCCGCATCATTGGTTCGTAGACTTAATGGCTGCTACATCATGGGCTGGGTACAAAGGCATGAGTGGTATGTCGAAGTTATTATTCAACAAGCACTTGCCTGCGATGAGGAAGTACTCATCAGAAATTGAAGGCTTAGGTATCATAAGCGATATACAGTTGCTAAGAGAGTTAGGTATAGCCGATATACAAGCTATGGGTGATTTGGTATCTACTAGATATGCCAATCCTAACTTCGCGCGAGGTGGCTTAAGAGCTGGTGCTAAAGGTACATTAGCTGCCAAGATACCTAAGGGTGTTCGAGCTACGTTCAATATGCAGACGTACATGCAGGCTACGATGTTAACCACTATGACAGAGATGCAACAGCTTATGGCGTTGCGTAACTTTCAGCGGCATGTATCTACGCGACTTAAGTTTATCTCAGAAAACAAAGGCAAAACATTAACCGGTAGAAAGGCAAATAAATTAAAGCAATATAAGCAAGACCTTATGGACTATGGTATCACTACGGATATCGATCTTGATACTAGTAGCGGCTTGGCTGAGTTCAACGCTGGCGCATTGCGATTTATAGACCAAGTTATAACGAGACCTAATGATGCGACTACAGCTAAGGCGTTCAAGAATCCACTCGTTGCTCCCCTGGTTTTGTTTAAAAGGTTTATCACCACATTTGGTAACACCCTAATAACTTCTGTAGGTAATGATTTCGCTAACAAGGTAGACAATGTGGAACGTGCGAAGCAAGTAGGCAAGGTAGCTACAACAGCTATGGCTATGTATGGTGCTGTTATGTTCGCAGAGATAATGAGAGGAGCTATCAAAGGTGACCTGGATGAAGACGACTTCACACTAACTGGTGGTGACTTTAATCAGTTCATGCGACGATTAGACAGAACTGGTTTGCTTACAGCGCCAGGAGCTCTAGCCGTAAACCTTGCCTTCCCTTACAAGCGGGGTTGGTGGGATAGTACAGAGAGTAGAATCATGGGTGAGTTAACTGGACCGTTGGGTGGGGATCTTACTGCGGCGGGTGATGCTATACTGAAGAATGATTTAAGAGGTTGGCACAGATTAATGGGGCAACTTGTACCTACTTTGAAATATATTGTACCTAAACCAGCCAAAAAGAAACGTAAGACAAAGAAGAAGAAAAAGAAAGGCCCTGCAGGAGGATTATACTAATGGCTAGTATGGCTGACGCATTCGCGACAATGAATAAACAATCAGATCCTTATGCATGGGAGAAAGATGCATACTCTTCTATTCCAAACTTCCAAGGTGCAAGGCGCAAGAAGAAAAGAATATTACCTGTTATGGGCGGCTCATTCTATGCGCCTGAGAAAAATATTATAAAGAACGCTGGGCCCTAGTCTCAGAAAGCGTTGCTCCCTGCGTGAGTACAGGCTAGGTGTCCCAGCTCAGAAAATCTCTGTGCAGTCAACTGTTTTTCCAATGGAACAAATTTTGTGAACGCACCCTTTTGGTATTGCGGTAATTCCGTAATACTCTTCATCTGACCAAGTGTCAGCTAGTTTTAAAACACCTTGTTCGGACCAAGTGCTTTCATTAAGGAACCAACCGATTTGGTGAACGGTTTTAATGTTCACCTCATCGGCAGTATCCCAGCCGGCAGATTGCACAGTGTCCAACCATTCGACTTTGACTAAGTTCACGCGGCTTCTTTCTCCTCTTCAGGTTCTACCACGATATACTTGACAGTGACATTACCTTTGTCGTCCTTTTCGTACTCAGTCCGATAGGTAGTTGGTACCATCTTATAAGTTGTGAACTCCGTTCCCTCTGCGGGCGGAATAGGTACTGTTAGAGCATCTAACATGCGGTCCATTACTGCGAATGGATTGCCCATTCCATAATCCAAAGCTCTGTTGAAAAAACGATCCATAGCACGAACGTGCGTATTGTGTAGCATCAATTTCATAATACACCTCCTGTTACTCCGTTAAATTTCACATGCGCCTGCGACACATGCGTACTCCTGACTACCTGTAGTATCATCAACCTGTTCTTTCAGGTCATCCCAGGCAAGTTCTATTTTACCATATTTTTTGTTCCATTTACTATAGTCTGCAGAGCACATATCCTGATATGGTGCTGCCTGATACACATGACCTTCGTCGGCGCTAGGTAAGAAGCTGATTCCATTAACTATATCGAAATTCTCCCATATCCAAGCACCTACAGTTGGCCACTCGCTCTCCTTCACATAGCATGTCATGCTGGGTTTATGCTCACAGTAGTGTAGTGCAAACTTCTTCCACAGTTCTAACTGTTCCATAGCTGATACATCATGCCGCGTCTTAGATCCTGTAGCTTTCATTGGGAACTCAAATACCCAAGCATCCTTGTTGTAAGGATCTTCTAAGTATTCGATCCCGCTGTCGATAAGCTTTTGAGACAATGGATCCTTCTTATCATTACGTACACGGCGGATATAATATCTAGCGTGACGAGGATGAATCCCACTGCTGCTATCCACCAGCTGACTAACAGTCCCGCTAGGCTTGATACAAGTAACAGAGGCAGATGGGTTGATACCAATTTCCTTTGCAAAAATTTCATTCGTTTTAACCGCATGATCGCGTAACTCCTCCAATTGTTGTGGCGATGCTTTCAGCAGAGCCGGACAATCGAAGATGCCTGTTATACTCACACCTAACAGGGCTTCCTCCTCACAGTTCTTCTTCCACTGGGCACCTAGATAACGAAAATCCGTGAGGCTTGCCTGCACGGTACCTAACATGGTTGCCGCTTCTATCTTTGTCTTAAGCGTTTCCATGGTGTCATTATATCTAGCTACCACCTCTGAAAGATTGCAAAACTGCTTCGAACGAAGTACTATTTCAGAACACGGATTTGTCCCGAAGTCCCAGTCCTTATCTCTCCTTTCTGGAGCCATGGTTTGACAGGCTCGTCTATTAAAAATACCTCGTTCACCTGATCGTGACTCGTAGATGGCTGACCACTCTCGCATGAACGCTCCTACATCGGGACGTTCCGTGTAACATATAGAGTTGTTAGCCAATGCTCTCTGTGGGTTTTCCATAAACCAGTTACCCATCTTAGCATTGCGCATCCTTTCGTCTGAATGATTACTTAATGATATCTCTGCGGTTCGTCTGACACCGCCAACTACTACTGCCTCTCCGATATAATTCATAATATCATGACATTCTAATGAAGTCAACTGTCGACCCTTAGCATTAGAAATAACATGAATAGTTTTCTTGAATAACTCATCCAAGGGTTCAGGCCCTGATGCACGCCCACCAAATGTGATAAGCGGTGCACCTGCAGGCCGTATCTTAGACAAGTCCCATTTGGGTATTAAACCCTGATACAAAAATGCAATAAGCTCTTTGTAAGCCTTTGCCCACCCAATTTTTGAATCACGTACTACTATGACGGTATCTGTCTCGTGAAAATCTTCCGCAATAACTGGAAGCTTCTGTATATTCTGTCGCTCAACACTGAACCCAAGACCAGTGCCACACATAAGAATATAGAGACACTCGTCAAAAGCCCGAAGACTATCAACAGCAGTATAAGCACAGTTATAGCCTGCCACATTGTCTTTCTCCAAGGCCTTGCCAGCCGTCATTAAAGCCCTCATCGAGGGCATTACGTCCATCCCTACAATAAGGGATTTAAATCGTTCAAAGTGATTGCGATCCAAGCGAGTATCAAAAAAATCGATAAAGCGTCCAATTGTCTCCTCCCATGATTCTCTTCGTTGTTCTTCTGGCAGATATCTAGCGTATCTGCTCTTATGTATAAACTGCTGATACGGTGTTATATGCATGTCCTAGAGCTCCAGAATCGCCCTCTAAGGCGAAATAAAAAAAGAGGCGGGGCCTAAGCCAGGCCCCACCCCATCGATTTACAGCTGTACTACTTAAAAGGGTAGATCGTCATCCATATCGCTGGAGCTATTTCGGCCTCCTCCCTTTTTCTGGGGTTCTGAGAACCTCATGTTAATTACTGCATTTTCTGCAAGGTAATCAAAGGCCTTCCATACTTTATTATTATCAGCATCCTCGTTAGGGTTGATCCATGCGGCCACGCGCATATCCGTACCATTATAATTACCTGGTCCAGATAATGCGGGATCTTTAGCCGTTTTCCTCTCGTTGAGAAAGAATCGTCCCTTGTTCGTGTTATCAAATGATTGCTTTCCTGCCATTAGCGCTTCTCCTGCCTCTCGGCTCTTAGTTGTGGACAAAAATTACGTACGTTACAGTACGTCCAACACCGCTTGGGTGATCCGGGTCTGTGCTCTATGGTGCACTTAGTCGGGTCAATCAAGTCGTTCAAATAATCTATTGCATCTTGCTCTGTATCTAACAGACGTAAAGCATTTTTTCTGCCTTCTTTCATGACAGCCCATTTTTCTTCAGACTGCCATCGCTCCTCATCGTTACAGTAGTGCTCTTCATCGAAGTGTCTACTCAACTGTTGATGAATGTAAGCTTTTCGGTGCATAGGTTTCCATAGCGGGATATCCACTACAGTCATCGCATGATCTGGATACGTTTCTACATCAGCCGCTTGTTTAGCATTCCAATCACGGGCAATAGCTACAATAGCTAAACCTTTGACTTTCCAGTCGTTTTCTTGCATTAGATCAGCTAAGATATTCAACTGATATTCCCACGATTTTTTATAACCGTTTACGAGGTTCCAGGCGCTGACCGTCTTAACATCGTATAAGATTTTAGATGACATGTCATAGACGTCAATCTGTCCTGTAACCACTTTACCATCATAATCGTGGTAGAAACGCTTTTCAGTTAGTACATCTGAATTGCTTTCGTTAGTGTTTTCAACTACATAGTGTACTGCTGACCCCCAAATAGACCACACTCGGTCTTTAACATCTTCAACGAGTTCATCTGCATGCTTAAACCGCAATGCGTTTATTTGAGGACTATCAATAAGCCGTGTAACTGAAATATCACTAGGTTTTGTACCCTTTGTGTAGTTATTTGTGGTAAGCGTATGGTATAACCACAGTGGATACTGATTTTCATTCGTAAATTTACGAGCCATTAATGTCTCCCAGGAAGTTTATCTGTTACTAAAGAACGCTTTATTATACTAGATTCAGTTTCTTCGGTTGAATCCTGAATAGGAATGTCTTTATAATACTTGCAAAAATGCTCTGCCTTGATCACGACATAGGAATCTTCGAACTTTGTATATCTCTCGTGGAGTACCACGATGGGTATACGATGCTCTTTCTCACGATCAGCCTGCCCATAGGCTGAGTGTAGCCAATCTGGAAAGGTTTTTCGATGCTTAACTTCGATAGAGAATGTTGGATGCTCCACGTCTCTGCGACTCTCACCATTAGAACCGGTTCGTTTACCGCCAAATAACTTCGCAACTTCACGCTCTACATTTTTCCAATTACTAGTCCTCATTAGAATGGTACCTCCTGGTCGTATTCCATATCTTCCGGAGGCTTGAAGTATACAGTTGATGGTGCATGTTGTCCATCTGTGAACGCTCCCGTGTCCGGTCCTATTTGATTCCACCACAGTTTGATACGACATGGCTGACCATACCGCACCTTGACAGCTGATATAAGCCCATCTGATAGCTCTGACCACGTACGTGTATCAGACGAGCTTATAGTCTGTGATCCCCAACCATCTGCCATCTTCTCTTGCTTCTCAACATTACGATTTACTATAAAAACATTATCAGCTAGGTTCGTGATGTCACCGGATCCTACTACATCGAACTTATCCGGTTGGTTCTTCTCTGAGTCTAATTTACGCACGTGGTGCACTACATGTATCACCAAACCCAGTTCCATACAGGCCTTTTTAAGGTGCACGATCAGCTCCCTCTGATGCATCCACAGATTGTCTGATGTTAAGCCTATTGATGTGAGATTGTCTATAATTACATGATCTATATTCTCTTTTTTTGCTGCATCGAGAAACGTAAACACATCTTCGAACCGCATACTAGGCTGATGCCATACCATTATCCAGTTGTTTAACCATGCTGCGACTAATGCATGGAACATCTCTGTTGGTTTAGCTACGGCAGTTGCTTGTCTAATTAAGTTGGCGTAGACTGTCTCACATGGCATTTCCTGCGACCATATTGCAGTCTTTTTCCCCTGTACAGCCCAGTGTAACGCGCACTGCTGGAGCGCCACGGACTTTCCATGGGCGTTAATTCCCGCCCATACATTAAGGGTTTTGGGTTTGAATCTGAAATCAGATTCCCACGGTAACGTATCCCCGACCATATTGTTGCCATCTTGTATATACTCCCATATGTCTTTCAACAGTTGCTCAGATATAGGGGAAACGAATTCCCCCTTAGTTTCTGAGATAGGCTTCATGCGAGCTGGATCTTGCTCGTACATCCATGCTACTTCTTCCATTAGAAATACCTCGTATCAGATGTCTCGCGATCCGTTGTCGTGCGACCCTCCATAGGTTGTTTCCACCACTGCTGCTTGAGGTAGGTAGCTGGGTTAGGCCAATACTCCACATTGCGCCAACCCCTTTTTAAGCGATCACGCATGTCCAAGAATATTTGATCCTTGATGTCTTCCAGTCCCCTTGCCTTCCATTCTTTAGTTGCATTAGCCCATATATAGCTCTGCCACCCAGATGGTGGAGAAGGCTTCGGATAGAGTTTCAAAAACTCTCCTATAGATAGTGGTCTATTAGATGGTCTATTAGGTAGCGGTACGTGTACGGGGGGCTCACGCACACCCTCTACGGGGGGCGTACACCCTGTCCATATGAACTCGTATTGATTTGAGTTATTAAACCGCCGATGAATCTTGAGTATCCCACCACGTTCAGCTATACGATTAAGCTGCTTGCTGCAGTAACTTGGAGTCATACCGCAACGCTTCGCTATAGTGTTTATACTGGGGAATGCTAGATTCGTACTGTTAGGATCTCTGAAAGATAATATACCTATCAGAGCCCTGATTTCTCCCTTGCTTAAATCGCCCATAGCCGGGAGCAAGCTATTGGGTAAGATACAAAAGTTTTCTGCTTGTTTCAATGAACGCCCCTTACGTTATTATGTATGTTTTGTGCTGTGGTTCTAACGATCATCCAAATATCTTTTGGCTTGGCATCAAGTCCGACTTCGACTCCCTTAGCTTTAAACGCTTCTTTAACATCATTCTGCATGTTGATCAGATCCCTTAGACTATTGGCAGCTATGTCTTCTGTATATTTACTGGCTATCACAGGCTTATTGTTGATGATGTATGCAGCTGAATATATCTGGCTGCGATGCCACCAATACTCTATACCTGCCATGATTTCATCTTCGTCTTCTGTATCTTCGAATACGTCTGGATTTAAAAGCATAGCAAAGTAGCCGTTAGGTGTATCCTGTTCCTCATCCTTCTGCCACTGGGCTGCCCACCGCATCTCGTCAGGAAACCAGAAGAATCCATCGATGACTGTGCCGATATCGTTTTCGACTCTTTCTCCAGACTTTATAGCTTCTGCTATTGCCGCAACATCATCGATGTTATACTCTTTCAAAGCTCCTGTCCCGTGGTTCGCTCTTTAATATCTATACCATAATCCCATCCACCAAAGTCATCTGTACTTCCGAAACCGCCATCCCCTCGCTGCGACTGGACGTCAAATAAACGATGCGCTTCGACTTCAATGATTTGAGGTAAAGCTATGGGTAAGTACAAGAATTGAACCAGCTTAGTATTGGGTAGTATGAATACATTACGATGACTCACATTCATGACATGCAAGTGTATCTCGCCTTCGTATCCTGAATCGACAACACAAGCACCAACCTGAAGTCCGTGCTTTGTTGCTACACCTGACTTGTTGAAAGCTACTAATGCCATACCTACTGCTATATCTGCCTTGATTCCACTCGCTATCCTAGTGGAATGTCCTGGCTCTACAGCTTCAGAACGGTAATCAGCTGGTACATAAAAGTCTATACCAGCGTCGTATTGATGGGCACGACTTGGAGACTTTACATCTCGTATCTTACAGAATCTAAATACTTGCGGCATATTCATTCTATGTGGTCCTTGATAGTATCTACTCGACCTGACCAGTCGATGGTTATTGACATAGGTTTACGATCTGTCCAAACTATACCGTCACCCTTACCCGTCATATCTAACTGGTTAAGGAAGCTCACTAATTGGAACGCCGACGCTGCTTCGCTTTTCTCGTCCGTCTTGATATCGATACGTATTGCCATCCTCTGCTACCTCCCGTTTCTGTTGTTCTGATGCATGAAGCTCTGGATCATTCCATTTCTCCGCTTCGTTCTTTGCCTTGGCCCAAGCTTGTTTCTCTTTGTACTCAGCCCAACCTTCCATGTAACCACACACATCGACCATATTGTCTCGTTTGTGTATCTGCTTCTCTCTCGCAAACTTTAGTCCGATCATCAAGGCATACGCCATGTCCATAGTTACTACGTGACCTGTCATTACCATAGCGAAGTTGCACGCATCCTGCATGTTCTGATCGAATGATCCATAATCGTGACCATCTGCATCTTTGTAGACGATACTGTGTGCATCCAACAGTATGCTCTTGTCTATACTCATAATTTTCCTCCCACGAAGTTCTCTTCTTGAAACTCATCTACCATTTCCCACATTGTCTCGAGTGTTATGTCGTTACTGGGCAAGTAAAGCCTATTTTGTATAACATGGTGCCAAGTTAAATGTTGACGAAGTTCATACCTATCGTATACCTCGTTAGTATAACTGTCAAACAGTAGATTCCAATGAGGCTCATAGCAATGCAATGATGTCGCATTGTATGTGAACGACCCTAATTCAAGTTGCTGCATATCACAACACTCTTTGTGACGTTGTAGCTCATTGTACATCATCTGTAAGAATAACATACCCACAGCTATGTCATTACAGAAGCCAAACACAAAGTCACTGGATCTCATATTCCAAATCAGATGCAGTTTCCCACGTCGTATAAAGAACTGAACGAACATAGTACACGGTACGTCCTTCATACCATAGTCTATATCAGGCTGATTCAAGGCTATCACTGCTCGTCTCGACTCTGGGAATCTTACCAATTCATCAATAACTCTATTCCAGCCATTATAAAGGCATACACCATAATTACTATGTACATTACCATTGACGCTAGCAATATCTTGCCAGATAGAGGCTGCCTTCCCAATATTTCTAACGTTTTGATCTTGCGACAAATACCACATAAACTCAAGTAAAGCGTAGTTAACATTGAACTTCCTCATTGGATTGTATATATTGATCTGATACACATCATCAATCGTTATACTTTGGTTTAATAACTCGGCAGCATAGCTGTCTCCTTTAGACGACTTCGTTGCGATAATCTCACCTTCATATCGCAAGTAATGCCGTGTACCCTCATATGCTTCTTGTAACGTTTGATACCTCATTTCTTCTCCCTGATAAACATGACCCATGTTTTGCCATTAAATCTGGCTATGAATTCTCCTGTTTCTTGATATACACACTCAACTAAATCGTTTTCGCATGCTTCCAATACATATTCTTCGAACACATCAGCTACACATGGTAGCGTATCGCATTCGACAGTATTGTCGTCCATAATTAGTCCTCGTATGGCCAACCATCCTCTTGACTCCTTGCTAGCTCGTCTTGGTATTGATTAATGATAGCATCCTTCCTGTTATGCTCGTCGAACCCCATATCTTCAATAGCCTCTTCAAACTCTCGCTTAGAATCAGGTCTATAAAAGTCCTTTTTACGATCACGGATAGTCTTAGGTTTGTTGAACTTCTCGGAGTTCCTAGCTACTGGATTCCGTCTTACTGTTTTGCCCATCAGCTTTCTCCTGGATCTTCGTCGCTGCATAGTTCTGCAACGTCTCCCCCCATTTCTCGTTGAACCACTCTTCCCACGTTATTTTGTGCTCTGGCGGCACTTTCTCGTACTTGCGCCTCCAACACCACCTTGCGGCATGCAGCTTGAGCGTTTCGTAGTCTTTTGCTACTTTTTCCGGTGTACGTATTCTCGATTGCACCATCGATATGCCTTATAAAGTAAAACCCGAGTGGATCTTCTATCAGAGGGAAGGTCCTCAGGCCAAGCCAATGCTTTAGTTTGTTGGTCTCCTTGCCAAAGCCACAGCGCTCTGATAACTCTCTTACTGTAATAGTCTGTGGTGGCATGTCTATGTACCAGTTAGGTGAACGGTCATGATATGTGATCTTACCTGTGTCGTAAAACAATTTGAAGTCATTACAGGCCCGAGATCCTTCAATGCATAACCAATAGTTGTGACACTTTTCCATCTTCGCAAAGTGTCTCATTTCACATGGTGATTCGGACATTGTCTCGCTGTTCTCCATTATTTAGATGTAAAAAAAGAGCAGTTTAACGCCATGCTCAGGGCGTCGGTCCGGAAATGCCAGGGGGTAGTCTCTGGTCTTAATCCTGACGACCTATCTGCAATATACAGACATACGATCAGCAAATTCAAGCGGTAGATCTTGATTAAATTTGTATGTCAAACCTTTCATTACCTTTGGTAAAGGCATTTCTTTCCAGCCTTCCCACAGATACTTCTCGCGAAGCTTTTTGCTTTTCATTACAGTTTCAACAGCTTTAACCCGTGAACCGCGTCCACGAAACCGAAGATTCTGTCCTTCAAATAGGTGTTTCAAGTGAACTGGTACGTCTTTAGCTATAAGTCTTTGCGTTGCGTATTTTCGCATTGTACATTGCTCTCCGTCTTTTAATTTCCAAAAGTTTAAGGTTACTGCGTATCCTTCGTGATCGCAATGAACTGTATGCGTCACGAGAAGATTCTTGGTCGAACCGCCATTCAGGTTCGTCTCGATATCTCACTTCGTACCTCCTGGATTAAAGCTTGCTAAGTCTTTCGCCATCTCCATGATTCCAACATCGATATGGGCTTTGGCATCATTTAAGCGATCGATAATGTTTGGATCTGGTTGAGTGTCGTCAATGAATCCTGATTGCCATCCAACATGATATGCATCGTAAGCAATATCGATAAGATCTTCGATCATCTCTTCCTGATGGTCAGGATTATCACCAAGTCTCTCGATGACATCCTCAACATTAGCAGAGATGCGAGAACGAACTCGCTTTGGTATGTCGCTGTGCACTCTGTGCGTATATATATCGGTCATATAATTCTCTCCTTATATAAGGAAAATTGAAGTGGTAAAAAATTTAAGTGGCGGAGTGGACGGGACTCGAACCCGCAACCACTGGCGTGACAGGCCAGGATTCTAACCAATTGAACTACCACTCCGGAGGGTCGTCGTCAAACCGTCCCATACTGACCTCATTGAGACTATCATCGACATATGGATCTGGATCATTTG